GCGAGGCCTCGTTGTAGCGGCGGTCGTCCCTCTTCTTCGCCGCTTCGAGTTCGCGTGCAGGCAGTGCCAGCGGAAGCATCTCGGTTGTGTCGTCGCACGCCGTCGCGAACCAGTGAACTCCACGCCGGAAGTGGTAGATGGCTTCGCCGAACATGCAATAAGGGTGATCGGGATTTGGATCATCCGGGGTCCAGCCCAGCTCCTGTGCCCGGGTGATCAGGGCAGGTGCAGCAACCTCTTCCACCACAACCTGTCCAGCATCGTCGTGGTAGCAGAGGCGGAACGTTTCGTCCTGGTGCTCCGCCAGCCAGACGATTCCGGGGAGCATGTAGGAGACGAGGTCGCGGCCGGTCAGTCCCCGCGCCAATAGGCGATCGATGGGGTTGGTATCGGCACTCACAGGACCCCCTCCGCCACCTTGCACAGTGCGACGGCGCGCTCGTGCGTCATGCTTACGGCTGCTGCAATGCCCCGCGGGAACTCCTCGTTGCCAAGCGGGCCGTTCTCAATCACGAACTGCAGTAGGTCCCTCATGTCAGCCACGCCCACGTACAACTCGTGAAGCGCCTGGGTTACGGCTTCGCGGCTCTCGCGGTCATGGGTACTGGTCGCTGCCCGGCTCACGGCTCCACCCCCACCGCGGCGGCAGCCGTGTCGAGAATCTCGCCGATATGCACGACCGCCAGTGCTGCGTGGTCGGCAATGACGTTCACCGAGGACGACTGAACGTCGCTCAGGTCGCCCTCGCACAGAATGTCGGTGTACGCGGTCAATTTCCGGAGGTGCAGCCTGATGAGATTCATCTGCCCAGCGTCGAGGGACACTGCGGGGCTGCCCGGGGATACACTGTTGTTCGCCATGTTTGCTTCCTTGATCTGGTCGATTACGGGTGCGGCGTGGCAGACGGCTCGAGCGTTCCCGCGCTCGGGCCGTCACTGTTTTTGAGGTTCCAATCGGGCTCGAAGGTCACTGCTCGCTCCACGTCCATGTTCGATGGGGCGTAGACGTGGATCTCGGCTCGGTTTCTGTGCGCGCCGCGCAGCTGTACTTGGACGCCATTTCCGATGAACACGGTGGTTCCCGCCTTGACCCTCATGACGATTGGCTTTCCAACAGGGGTAGGCAATTTCCTACTCATCTTTCAGGTTTCCTTTGTTCAGGTTGTCGTGAGAAACTGCAAAAGTCGGGGGAGATGCGTCACTCGGCGCAGCGAAGCAAAAAATGGCCCCAGGCTGATTTGCAGCGACGATTTCGGCGATACGAAGGGGCACGACTGCGGCTGCGATGCAGGCCACAAGCACCCAGCCGACGCGAATCAGCGTAGATGCCTTCGGCCGTGACTCGTGGTCGTAACTGGCTTGATTGCGACGGCAGTTGGACCTCATGCCGGAAGCCTCGGTCGCTGATAGCGGAGGCACGCCAGGCGCAAGTGATGTGACTTGACGCTGGGTGCGTACAAGCCCTCGCCGATCCACCGTAGGTTGTCGCCGGACAGTCGCGAGAACTGGAAGCCCTTGCACTGCGGGAAGGTGCGGTCCCTGACCGGCACTGTGCTCAGCTTTTCATGGAAGGTTTCGATGAAGCGCGCCAGCTTGCGCGCTTCTCGGTAGCTGCTGCGCCAATATTTCCTTGCTGTTGCCATTGTTGGCTCCCACTCGGCCGGCGTTTCCGGCCTGATGGGGCAAAGTTAGAATACAAACATCAAAGCGTCAACACGCTAACAATCGCTGGCGCCACAATTCTAACAGTGGTTCAGTGTTTGTTTATGTTCTGGCGTAAGCCAAAGAAAACCCCGCGCTGGGCGGGGTTCCATCGTGGGCTGGCGAGTTCGTCTAGAACCGTCGGAATCCGGCATGTACCAAGGCCCGACCCTTCACCTGCAGGGAGTCTGGATCGGGGCGCCACGCAGGAAATTCCGGGTTAACCGAGACCACGTAGACCCCATCGGAGCGCCGCTGCAGCATCTTGATTGACGTCTCGCCCTCGATGTTGATCAGATAGTAGTCATCCCCGTCGAAGTAGTCGCACGCGGTATCGATCCACACTACGTCCCCGTCCTCGATCTTAGGGCGCATGGACGGGCCACGGCCGGTGATGATCTGAATACGCCCGGGACGAGGTAGGAAGCCAAGCTTGCGCCTGACCTCCCACTCAGCCACCTCCAGTGTACGGACCACCTCTGGATAGTCTTGGTTGATGATTCCTGGTCCCATTCCTGCCGCTCCCTCATACAGATCGAAGCGAAGGTATCCTGGCGGCGTCTCAGTCTCAGAGACGTTGGAGATTGTTCGGCCAGAGGGATCCCACGGATAGCCATCATCGTCCGTCAGCTCGGCCAGCCACTCAGGATTGACCTTGTAGGCGCGCGCTGCCCCTAGAAGGTACTTGCCCCCGAGCGACTTCGAGCGTCCAGACTCCCACTGCGCCAGGAGCGGGCGGGAGCAGCCGATGAGTTCAGCGGCTTGTGCCATGGTCATGCCGACCCGGCGGCGGGCCATCGTGACCCTTTGTGCGAAGTCCATTTGGCTCATGATGTTTGGAAAGTGACGGGAATTGGCGTCAGCATATTGCGCTTTGATGATTATGATCCTAACATTCTGGTCATGAACATCAACACCGGCACTCGAAAGAAGTCTTACCGGCGCGGCTTTGACCACCGGGACGCGGCCCTTATCGAGGCGATCGGCGGGACTTCCGCCGTTGCCCGCGAATGCGAGGTCACCCATTCGGCGGTCAGCCAATGGAAGACGCAGGGCATTCCGCTTCCCTGGTGGAAGTTCCTCCAGCTCCGCTTCCCCGAGCAGTTCGAGGCAGTCGGACAAGCAGGCCATGGTGCCGACTCAGAATCCAATAGTGATCAGGCGGACACGGCTGCCTGACAGCCGGTCAATCGGCGCTGTAGGAGCGGCGCATGCGTGAACTCACCCGAAGGATCGGGTGCGATGGGGCAAGGACGGCGACCACCCTGCATGTGGAAGTGGCCATGTGGGTGTCTGGCGCTACGAGCGTGACGCGCTCGGTGGGAAACCCAACGTCCAGATACGACGAAGCCCCCGCTGTCGGGCAGACAGTTGCGGAGGCTTCGTTCAGAGCGAGGCCACTATGCCACACGAAACTGATCGGGGAAACCCGAACTCCGGCCCGCGCCACATCAGCGCGGTCATGAACGATGCCCTCAAGATGATCAAGGAGCGCCAGGCAAGGCCATTGGTCCGCCTGCAGGAGCGCCTCCCCGATGGACGCATCGCAGTCGAGATCTACGACCGTAGCCGGCCGGGTGACGAGCCCACCTACGATTTCTACTGCTCCGGCCCGCAGCAGGCGCTGGAGTGGATCCAGCAAATGTCCAGCAAGCGCTGGATCACGACGGAACACTTGGGGGCCTTCGCCACGTTGATGCTGGCCGCGTTCCCGGAAGTCTCGGGGGCATCGGCATGAGCCACGAAGCATTGGACTGGGCCGTTCAGCAGCGCCTTGGTGTAAAGCAAAAGCTCTTGCTGATCACGCTGGCATTCCACGCGACCACGAAAACCCATTGCTGCTCGCTGTCACGTCGCCAGCTTTCGGTGCTGTGTGGCATGAGCATCGACAGCGTGAAGCGGGCGCTGCCAGAACTCGTAGCGATGAACCTGATCTCAGTCGAGTCACGTACCGATGACGGCATGAACCTGCCCAATGCGTACACGCTCAAGGTGGGAGAACTCGCATGAGCGTGCAGGCGATGGCGTGGGCAATGGATCAGAAGTCCATCGCGGATCCGGCTGCGAGGCATGTGCTGCTGTGCCTGGCGAACTACGCTGACAAGGACGGCAGGGGGGCTTTCCCATCTGCCGATAGCCTCTCACAAGACACTGGGCTATCGGTGCGAACGGTGCGCCTCAAGCTGGTTCAGCTTGTCGAAGCGGGGATCACCGTGAAGGGCAATCAAGCCTTGGCTGCCGTGTATATCAATCGGGCTGATCGGCGGCCGGTTGTCTACGATCTGGTCATGTCACGGGATGCAGTAGCCGCACCCCGCGAAGGGGCACGGGGTGCAGTTGACGACACGAACGGGGTGCAGCTGACGACCGAACGGGGTGCAGCAGCTGCAGCCAATCCATCATATAACCATCAAGAAGAAACCCATGGGTCACCTGCCGGTGACGAGGGCGCCGCTGACGACGCGGATGAGCAGGCAGATCTGCTCGGCGGCAAAGCCACTGCCGGCTGCCCCCATGAAGCAATCATCGCAGCATTCCACAAGGAACTGCCGAACTGTCCTGTCGTCCAAGGATGGAGTGATAGCCGCCAGACGCATCTGCGCGCGCGCTGGAAGGCTGATCCGGCGCGGCAGACGCTCGAGTGGTGGCGCGGTCTCTTCGAGTGGATGCGGGGTAGCGACTACCTAATGGGCAAGGTGAACAGCTTCCAGGTGTCGTTGCCGTGGTTGATCAAGTCCGAGGAGAACCTGCTGAAGGTCGTCGAGGGCACTTACCACAACAACCGCAATGGGGGGCAGGGCTGATGCGCTTTGACCCCAATCTCCCGCCGCATAGCGTTGAGGCGGAGCAGGCTGTCCTGGGGGGCTTGATGCTGGCTCCGGAAGCCTGGCCGCTTGTGTCAGACACACTTTCCGCCGAGGACTTCTACCGTCACGATCACCAGCTGATCTTCGAGTCGATCCGCACGCTGGCGGAGAAGCAGCGCCCGTTCGACGCGGTCACCATCGGCGAGTGGTTTGAATCGCGCGGGAAGCTAGAGCTGGTGGGCGATGGCACGTACATCACGGAGCTGGCCAGCACGACGCCGTCGGCTGCAAACGTGGCTGCCTACGCCGAAATCGTGGTGCAGTACGCCGGGCGCCGCCGGTTGGCTGACGTTGGTCGCAAGGCCGTGGAGTCTGCTTGGCAGCAGGATGGCCGTGAATTCCCCGAGCTCCTGGCGGAGCTGACGCAGGACATTGCCGGCCTGCAGCCGGCCCAGCGCGGAGGGCTTCGGCTTGCAGGGGAGACCATGTACGGGTGGTACAAGCGTTGGGAGGACCGATATCACTCCGGTGGTGGCCTGACCGGGCTGGAAACCCCGTGGGCCGAATTCAACCGCGTAACGCACGGCCTTCAGCCGTCCACCGCATACCTAATCGCTGGCCGGCCGAGTATGGGCAAGAGCATCGCGGCGCTGAACGTAGCCGTCTACTGCGCGCTCAATGGGATAACTGTCGGGTTGTTCAGCCTCGAGATGAGCATCGACGACTGCCATGATCGAAACGTCGCGTCGGTTGGCCACATTCCCCACGAGTGGGTTACCAGGCCAAGGCATTCCGGCGAGGACAGCGAGATCTACCAAAGCCGCATGACGCCGACCATCCGCGACCTTAAATCCGCGCCTTTGTACATCGATGACACCGCCTCCCTGAACGTGCGGCAGTTCGAGGCCCGCGCCCGGCGCATGCACCAGCGCAAGCCGCTGCAGCTACTGGTGATTGACCACATTCACGACTTCGACGTGGATCCGCGCATGGCCCGCTTCGAGTACGGGCGCATCCTACAGAAGGGCAAGGACCTAGCGAAGGAGTGGAAGATTCCGCTGGTGGCACTGGCTCAGTTGAATCGGAGCGTCACTGGGCGCACTGACAGACGCCCGACCCTTTCCGACCTGCGCGAGTCTGGAGAGCTCGAGCAAAAGGCCGACGTTGTCGTGCTGCTGCATCGCGAGGACTACTACGACACGCCCGAGCAGAAGACCCATCTGCAGGGCGTAGTGGAGATGCACTTTGCGAAGGGGCGCAATATCCGCGCCGGCGAGAGGATCAGCCTACAGAATCGCTTCGACCAGATGCGCATCGACAACTGGGACGGGCCGCTGCCGCGAAAGCCGGAGGCTGCAAACGATGACCAGCCGTCGCGCCGGACGAGCTACGGCCCAGGCCGCAGATCCTACGGGGGGATTGGTCGATGACCTTCATCCCGACAGGATCCCAGGCGCTCAAGCATTTCGCCGACACCCTCGACCAGCAGGCGGAGAGATTGGACCGCCTCCTTTGGCGCGATCGCGGTCAGCGCTCAACCACTGCCGAGGCATACCGCACGTCTGCATCGCTTGCCCGGCAGCAGGCATCGCGGCTGGAGCAGATGGAGACGTTGGAAGCTGCGCGCGCTGGGGGGCGGAAATGACCCTCTCGCTGAAGGAGCAGTTGAAGCACTGGGGGCATTATCAGGAACATCGGTTCTGCGCCCCGCTCGCCCCGGAGGAGGCGTCAAGCAGGGACGAACACCCGCTGGCACGCGCTCAGCAGTTCGCCCAGGGCACGAAGCGAGAACGCCTGCCGTTGCTTCGTGACGGACACGACCGGCGCATGCTGCTGGGAGCCGGCGCCGGGCGGGTTAATCGCAACGGGACCATTCTGCCCGTCGCGCCATGGGCGGTTGATCCGATCCCATGCGCTGAGACCCGCACCCTGGTCTCCCGATCAGTCACCGCCGCCGTGATGGTCGGTTCGCCGGATGAGTACCGGTGGATCGACCGCGCGCTGTCCGACCTGTACCGGCAGAACATGGTGCGCGCGCTGGTGGTGCTGGAGGAGTTCACCGGGCGGGGTAGCCAGGCGCAGCGAGCGTCCGCCGTCGCCAAGAAGCTCGGGGCCGCGTTCACGAAGTGGCAGTACCGAAAGGAGCTGGACAAGGGCATGGCGTTCATGGAGGCGCGGCGCGCATGAGAAATCTGACATTGGCACAGGCCGCTCGCGATGCGGTGTATCTGTGCGTAGCCTGCGGCGCCGACGGGATCGTTCGAATTAGCGTCACCCGAAACCCCGAGGGCAGCATCCGCCGCCGGCCCAACCTGGTTGCGGCCCAATGGGGTTGGGTGGGTAGCGAATCGAGAGCAAATCTGCTCGTGCGCCGGCTTCGCCGCCAGTGGAGTGAACGCTACGTTCTCGGAGAGGGCTACCGCTTCGACTACGCCGTCGAGGGTTCTGCGTTCCGGGACGGGCTCAACCAAGCATTCCTCGACGTGGCTCGCGGTCCAGCCCGATGGGAGAAGCTCGGGCCGGTCGCGCTTCGGGTACTGCGGGCAACCGCTGCTGCTCGCTGACCCGCTCCAGTCGTAGAATGGCGCCCGCACCGCCAGGAGGGCGCCAGTGACCAACGACCAGCAGCTCGAGCAGATGAGGCGCCTTACCGGGGGAAATGGGTGGCGAACCGTCGTCGCCCGTGCACTGAAGGATAGGGCGCCTCAGTTCGACAAGGCGGCATTCGACACCTACTGGATAGAAGGTGGCCACCGGATACGAGAGCAGGTTGGGGATGATCACCAGCTGGCCGCGTTCCTCTGGCTGAGCCTGCCGCGCTACAAGGCAGAGGCAGGCGCTCGGTTGGAACTGTACAGGGGCGAGAATACCGATCGGCTCCGGCTCGGCCAGCTCGGGTTCGCATGGACGCCGGATAGGGAAACTGCAGAGATGTTTGCCAGCGGGTTGAATGCCTGCGGCAGCGGTGGGGTACTGCTACGCGCGGTGGTCGGGGCGGAAGTGATTGCCGGGCCTGGGGCGCACAGCATGTACCTGGGCGAGCACCAGTACACCGTGGACCCAACCGCGGGGTTTCCGCTTGAGCGGGTCGCGGAGTTCCCGCCGTTCGTGTGACGATTGAATTTCAGACCAACAGGAGTTCGACATGCCTGCCTCACCCCGCCCAATCGAAGATCACTGCGAGCAGTTGCCGGAGTCATGTCGGCAGCGCTGGGCTGAGTTGCTTGCGGAGCGCAGGACGGCTAGGCGCGAGGACGACAGGGAAGAAGCTGTACGCCTCATGGGATTCGGCCTCGGTTTCGTGAAGGCGCTTTACCTGACCGGACAGATCAGCATTACCGCGCGGGACGATCTACAAGCGGCCCTGATATCGGCATAGCCATAGGGTAGGTTTGCTTCCATAACCTCTTGACCGTTGCCAACGAACTGGTACAGTTCTCGGCAAGGTGGGGAGAGTCCCATCCACGCGGCTCGCCAATCGGCGGGCCGTTCGCGTATCTGGCCCTTTATTCCGGTGATTCCCGGAGTTGAGAGGCGGACATACCGCCGTCAGCAACGCCAATTCCGAAACAAACAGGGCGACGCCCCGATGCCTGCAAGCACCGGAGCGCCGCCGCCGTACACGCGTTTCAGCCGCGTGCCATTGGCTCAAGCCCTGCCGCTCTCCGGAGAGCCAGTGAAGCTTGCTTAACTAATGTCGCAAGAGCTGAGATTTGAAAACCAAGACGCTGTTCCCATGGCCGGGCGGTAAGACACGCCTAGCAAAGCACCTACTGCCGCTGATCAATGAGCGGCCCCACACCTGCTACGTCGAAGCCTTCGCCGGAAGCGCGGCAATGCTGTTTGAGCGTGCGCCCGCCAAGGTTGAAGTACTCAACGACATGCACGGCGAGCTGGTCAGGCTCTACCGGGTGGTCGCGAATCACCTGGACGAGTTCGTGAGGCATTTCCGGTGGTCACTGACCAGCCGAGAAATGTATCGCTGGGCGCAGCTGCAGCACGTCGACACGCTGACCGATATCCAGCGCGCCGCGCGGTTCTACTACCTGCAGAAGCTCAGCTTCGGCGGCAAGGTAGAAGGCCAGACGCTGGGGGTTGGCCCGACGTCGACCAAGCGCATCAACCTGCTGCGACTGGAACAGGATCTGAGTGATGCCCACCTTCGGCTGCAGGGAGTGGTGATCGAGCAATTGGCTTGGCAGCGCTGCATCGAGAAGTACGATCGGCCGGAAACGCTGTTCCTCCTGGATCCTCCCTATTGGGAGACCACGGGCTATGGAAGCGAGTTCGGCATGGATCAATACGAGCAGCTCGCCGAGGTCATGGCCCAGCTCAAAGGCCGGGCAATCCTGACCATCAACGACCACCCCGCCATGCGCGCGCTGTTCGATCGCTTCAGTCGGGTCAGCGTGCCGATCCGCTACACCGTGGGCGGTGGTCAAGGCGTTGCTCGGAGCGAGCTGATCTACACCACCTAGCCGGGCATTGGGTTCGGCCGGGTATCCATGTCCCGCTCAGCGCGGCGGGGCTGAACCTCCGCAGGAACCGAGATGACGCAGATCACTCCCCAACAGGCTGGCGGCGTGAACGTCGTGGCCTTCCTCGACATGCTGGCCTGGTCCGAAGGTACGGACAACGGCAAGCAGACCACCAAGGACCGCGGTTATGACGTGATCGTCGGCGGACAGTTGTTCAAGAGCTACGCGGATCACCCGCGCGTGCTGGTGGATCTGCCGAAGCTCAAGATCCAGTCCACGGCCGCCGGCCGCTACCAGCTGCTGCGCCGCTACTACGACGCCTACAGGAAGACGCTCGGCCTCAAAGACTTCACCCCACTGAGCCAGGACCTGATTGCGCTGCAGCAGATCCGGGAGCGCCGCGCGCTGCCGCTGATCCAGGCGGGCAAGATCCCCGAGGCCATCAAGGCGGTCAGCAACATCTGGGCGAGCCTGCCCGGAGCCGGCTACGGCCAGCACGAACACAAGCTTGCCGACCTGTTGGCCGTGTACCGCAGTGCCGGCGGGACGGTGGCGCCATGATCGGGGTCGACGTGGATTGGCAGGCCATTGGCACGGCAGTTGGCGGCCTGATGGTCGGCGCCGGTGGCGTTGCGCTGTGGTGGCGCAAGCAGTTCGTAGAGACAGCCAGGGAGGGGGCCGAGGTCAACGTGATCCAGCTGATGCGTGAGGAAGTGACGCGGCTGGGCGAACGGGTTGGGCGGATGGAAGCCAGAGAGCTTCGCCTGATCCGCCATATCTACAGGCTCGAAGGGCTGATGCGTGCGGCCGGCTTGGAGCCGCCTCCGTTCGACCCGGACAGCGACACGATAAGAGCAGGAGGTTCGGAATGAACGACAAATGGAATCCGCGACTGTGGCTGCGGAACTGGCTTGTAAAGCCATCCCAAGCTGAGCGTTCTGAGCGGCGGACCGGCGAAGCGGCCGCCACTCAGGTGACCTGTGAAGAATCAATCAAACATGGCGACCGGACCGTAGGCACCGGGTTTGTTCTGTTGGCTGATCGACCCAGGATCGTGGGGAGGGGAGGTGTCGAGGCGGCATTCAACCTGGAGCTTTCCCCATCTGGCCGAGTTGAAGGAATCAGCGCTCGCGGTTAGCCGCTCCGCCGATGAGCTTCAAGAATGGATCAGCTGAGGCATTGAATCCAATCATTGTGGCGCGATGGGCACCCTGGCGAGTCACGTCGTCAGAAACGACCTGGAGCGCGCGGCGCAGTTCCGCTTCCACGTCTCGTGCTGGTTTACCCCACATGCTGAGAATGGCGGCAAAGGCTGTTTCGTGGGCCATCAGTCTGCCCATGTTCTCCCTGAGCTCCTCCTTGAGCTTCTCAACTTCCGCCTTCAGCAGCTGAATCTCTCCACTTTCCATGTCGCCCTCCTTGTGGGCTGTGTCGGTAGCACGCACAGCGTACCCCAAGGAGAGCGACCCATTCATGCAGGTGCCCAATGCTGGACCCACTACGCCCATACGCCGACCTTCTTAAGGTGCTGGCGGTCTTGGCGCTGGCCGGTGGCTTGTTCGTGACGGGCTGCCAGCACGGCAGCGACCGCCGAGCTGCCAAGGACCAGGACGCCATCACCAAGGCTGACAAGACGCGCGCTGTCGCTGAGGCAGACGCTGCCGAGAACCTGCGCGCTGCCAATGCCTGCGGCCAGCTCCTTCAGGACGTGAACCGGCAGACCCAGGCATCGATCGATGATGCGGCCCGACAGAGAGCGGCAGCCAATGAGGCCGCACTCCGGGCGGAGGCGGCAGCAGCTGAGAGTAAGCGCCGGGCAACAGCGGCCGAGCGGGCGCTGCAAGGTGCGAAGAACCAGCCGGGATGCCGGCAACAGCTGGAGCAGAAGCTATGCGACGCCATTCCATTGCTGTGATCCTGGCCGCGGCGCTGCCGCTGTGCGGGTTCGGCAGCTGCAGCAAGACCAGCAAGCCGGACATTCCGCAGGTGGTGTACATCACGGTGGAGAAGCCAGTGGCGCCGCCGGCCGAACTGACCCGACCGTGTCCGATCACCCGGGCCCAAGAGCGGTCCGTGGAGAAGGTGGTGTCGGCCTACAACGCCAACATCCTGAGCCTGCAGCAGTGCAACAACCAGCTGGGCGAGATCCGGCAGCTGGACGGCAAATAGTCGGGAAACCGAATTCCAACCCAGAACACATTGAGACCCGGCCAAGTGCCGGGTTTCTCGTTTCAAGCGCGGCCTAGGTTCGCTACCGAACGTCCGTCGTCCTGCCCGCCGGGCTGGCCGCGCTTCCTTTCCAGGCAGATCCAGAGGGAGCAGGTATGTCCAACGTCATCCAACTGATACCAGCCACTGACGGGCCGCGAGTGGATAGTCGAACTATTGCCCATCAGCTCGGGACTGACCACCGCAGCTCGTTTCGACTGATCACCCGATACGAGAGTAGTTTCCAGCAGCTGGGGCTTCTGCGATTTGAAATCGCAAAACCTGTCCAAGGCACGGCAGGTGGGCGTCCTCAGTCGTATGCACTTCTGAATGAAGACCAGTGCTACTTGCTCCTGTCCCTGTCGCGTAACACGCAGAGGGTTGTAGACCTGAAGGTCAAGCTGGTTCAGGCATTCAGCGAAGCGCGGCGTGCCGGAGCGGTCCAGTCGCTGTCTGTCTGGTATCAGTTGCAGGCTGTCCAGGTGGAAGAGAAGAACTCCGCCGCCAAGGGTTCGTACGGTTCGCGTCTGATGAACAACCGCAAGCGCGAGAAGGCCGGACTGCAGCGGGAGTTGGCCAGGCTGGAGGCGCAGGTGGTGATCCCGTTGTTCCCGACCGAGGCCGTGGCATGAACTGGGTAGAGGGAGTGGTGTGCATCGCTGCCATCATCGGACTGTGCGCTATCGCCGACATGATCTGCTGCACAGTGCGGAACTGCCTGGGTCATCGCCCAAGGCGCTGGGCGGATGGCGGATACGCTTCTCCGGCCTATGAGCCGCGGTCGGGTGCCCCGGTCGACGTGACCACGCTGGGTGGCGGTTCGCCCCCAGGACCGGAGTGATGGCCGGCCGTGGTGGCGCAGGCCAGCGGATCCTGGCGCTTGGCCGGCTCAAGGTCGGCGAGATGAACAAGACCGAGGCCGCGTATGCCGAACGGCTGCGCGCGCTGCAGGCGTCAGGCGAGGTCCAGTGGCACCGGTTCGAGGGCATGAAGCTGCGCTTGGCCGACAACACGTTCTACACCCCGGACTTTGCGGTCATGGCAGCCGACGGCGTCATGGAGTGCCACGAGGTCAAAGGGCACTGGCAGGACGATGCCAGGGCCAAGATCAAGATTGCCGCCGCCATGTACCCGTTCCGCTTCCTTGCTGTGAAGGTCAGGCGCAAGCGCGACGGCGGCGGCTGGGCAGTAGAGGAGTTCTGATGGTTTCGACAGTGCACGCAAGGGTGCGCATGCGGTGGTGGCTTCGCTGCTACCTCGCCGCAGTTATGTGGTTCGCGCGGGCTACGGGAATGGAGCCGGACTGGGACCGGGTTGAACGGTGGATACGCCGCGGCCTGGTGCTGCAAACAACGAGGGTTACTGATGGACGCCACACTGGTTAGCGCGCGGGACACGGTGCTCAGCCCAGAACAGGTCGCGCGCTACGCTGCGGCCTCGTCGCTGGCTTCGCGTGTTGAATGTTGCAGCGATGCACGCATTGATCGCTTGGTTGGGGTCATTGAGCAGCAGGGCAAGCAGATCGCCGAACTGGCCATGCACGTGGGGCTGCTGGTGCAGGCCGTGGCCCAGCTGCTGGGTGAGGAAGCCGGTGCACCGGTGCAAGACGAAGGTGCCGAGCCAGAGCGAGTCGACCTGGACGGGAAACCGTACTGATGGCTGCAGGTGCTACCCCGCGCCGCGGCAGGACCCGACAAACAGGCGGCAGCGCCTTCGCGCACCTGTATGGCACCGCGCGCTGGCAACGCACGCGCAAGGCGCAGTTGGAGCGTGAGCCGCTGTGCAGCAGGTGCAAGGCCAGAGGCCACGTCACGGTCGCCACGGTGTGCAACCACACCAACGGCCATCCCGCCGGAGAGACGGAGGAGATGTTCTGGACAGGACCCTTCGACAGTCAGTGTGCCAACTGCCATAGCAGCGACCAGGCGCGACTGGAGCGCGGCGCCGCGCAGGTTCGCGGGTGCGACAACGACGGTTGGCCGATAGGTCACTGACGGTTCCACGGCCCGACGTTCCACGTCGAGGGGGTAGGGGGGGCGAATTTATGACGTCGGCCGGCTCCTAGACCGAGCGCCCCCCTTTCTTCGCGCATCCACAGTTGGAAAGACGACCCCCCGACCGGGGCAGAAAATGGCAAATCCAAGGACACCAGCCGCAAAAGCGGCAGTTTCTGGCGCAGCGGCCAAGAACCCAAAACGGCACAAAGACCGCAAGACGCCGAAAAAGGCCAAGGCGGTCGGGCCTCCCTACAAGGGGATGACCAAACCGCAGATCGCGGTATGGCGTGAGCAGGTCGAAAACATGCCGTGGCTGCATGCCGGCCACCGGTTGTTGCTGCGCCAGGTCTGCATCTTGGCGGCTCGGATGGAGACCGACCCCGAGATGGGGGTTTCGGCCCTTCAGGCGCTGGGATCCCTGCTTTCCAAGCTCGGCGCAACGCCGGTTGACGAGACAAAAGTGAATCATGGCGGCGAAGAGGACGAAGACCCGGACGACAAGCACTTCTAACTGCCGGACCGGCGAGTACCCGCTGGCGGTGGTTGAAGGGCGAATCGTGGCGGGCCCCCACGTGCGCAATGCCTGCCGGCGACACCTGAAAGACCTGGAGGACGGCCACGAGCGCGGCTTGTACTTCGACCGGGAAGCCGCCGACAAGAAGATCGCCTTCTTCGAAGAAGTGTTGCGTCTGAGCGAGGGCCAGTTCGAGGGCAAACCTTTCAAGCTGCACCCAAGCCAGGCATTCAAGATCGGCAGTCTGTTCGGCTGGAAGCAGGCGGACGGCACCCGGCGCTTCCGCCGCGCATACATCGAGGAGGGCAAGGGAAACGGCAAGTCGCCGATGGCTGGCGGAATCGCGCTCATCGGGCTCTGCGCCGATCAGGAGGCTGGCGCCCAGGTGTACGCGGTGGCCTCGCACAAGGATCAGGCCGGCATTCTGTTCCGGGATGCCGTCAAGATGGTGAAGGCGTCACCGGCGCTGAAGAAGCGGCTGGAGTTCTCGGGCGGTGAGGGCAAGGAATACAACATCGCCCACCACAAGTCGCAGAGCTACTTCCGGCCGGCGTCTCGTGACGTTGGCAAGACTGGATCGGGCTACCGGCCGCACTTCGTCCTGGCCGACGAAGTGCACGAGATGGCGGACGGCAAGATCATCGAAATGATGGAGAACGGCTTCAAGTTCCGCCGTTCCCCATTGCTGTTCATGATCACCAACTCGGGCAGCGACCGTAACAGCGTTGCCTGGGCAGAGCATGAGCATGCGGTCAAGGTGGCTGCTGGCCACCACGAGGCCGTGAACGATCCGACCTTCGTCGGACACGTCATTGATGACCGTACGTTCTCGTTCGTGTGCGGGCTTGATGAGGGCGACGAGCCGCTCGAGGATCCGGCCTGCTGGGTGAAAGCAAACCCGATGCTGGGTATCACCATCACGGATGAATACCTGCAGGGCCGGGTCGACCTGGCCAAACAGATCCCGAGCAAACTCAACGAGATCCTGCGACTCAACTTCTGCATGTGGACCGACGCCGACCAGGCGTGGATGAGTCGCGAAATTGTCGAGCCTGCGATGCAGTCGTTCGACAGGGCGCAGCACCATGGCAAGCGCCTCCATCTCGGGCTGGACCTGTCGCAGAACCGCGACATTACGGCTCTTGGTGCGGTAGTGGAGACCGGATCGAAGGAGGTCCTGGTAGAGGTTGAGGGCAAGAAAACCCTGGTCAACAAGCCAACGTTTGATGCGTGGGTGGAGGCGTGGACGCCGGGAGATACGGTCAAGGCTCGCGAACTGCGCGACAAGCTTCCCTACAGCACGTGGATTGCAAAGGGTCACTTGCACGCCCCGAAGGGGCAGACGATCAGCTACCGGCACGTCGCGCAGACGGTGGCCGAGTACGACCGGGACTTCGAAGTTGTCCAAGTGGCTTACGACCGGTACGCGTTCCGACAGTTCGAAGAGGAAGTGAAAGAGCTGGGGCTTTCCGTCTCGTTCGTTGAGCACCCGCAGGGTGGCCTGAAGAAGGGCAAGCCCACGGAGGCTGCAGTAAAGGCAGCTGCCGCAGCCGGCAAGCCGCCGCCGGAAGGCCTCTGGATGCCCGGATCGCTCCGGTTGTTCGAAGAAGCCCTTCTGGAAGGACGCGTCCGCTTGCTCGGAAACCCTGTGCTGGTGTCCGCAATCATGTCGGCCGTCATCGAGAGCGACAAATGGGAGAACCGCTGGCTGTCCAAGGCGCGTTCAGTCAACAAGATCGACGCCGCGGTGGCGGTAGTGATGGCCTTCGGCTCCGCACATTCATCGGTGGCGCCAGCCTCTGTCTATGAGCAGCGGGGCATCCGATTCTTATAGGAAACGCAATGTCCAGGTTCAACGAAGAAGATATCAAGTCGCTGGACCGTCTCTGGAATCCGCCGCCCGCGGCGCCACAGAGCGCACGTGCTGAGGCGGGTCAGTTCAAGG